AGTGGTAGAGGGCCTAAATGCCCTGATGATATACCAGCGTGAGTGGGACGATAGAAACAAGCGATTTAAAGAAAAGCCGAAGCATGACTGGGCGAGTAACCCTGCAGATGCCTTCCGGTATTTCGCTTTGAGCGTCGGCGGGGCCAATAGTGGCAAAGTGCGGAAACAAGCTGCTAAACTAAACGTCCAGCAGGGGCCAAAAGAAGGCCTCGTATTAGACAATCTCTACAAAGAGCGAGATGCACTACTCGGCAATAGTCACACTAGGAGAATATGATGGAAACCAATTTAGCAGTCGTACAGACCCCCAAGCCGAGCGGCAACTGGACTAAGAGAATAACGCAATCTGAGAAGTTTTTAGCTAATTGTCACAGCCATGGGCAAAGCGTATATGACCGCTATGAGGACAACAGAGAACACTCCCTGCAAAACATTAAGAAAGTCAACCTTTTTCATGCCAATGTTAAGACTGCGCTAGAGTCAGCATTTAACAGCCTCCCCAAGCCTGACGTTTCCCGTATCCACAAGGGAGATTATGAAGATGACGCAAGCCGAGTGGCGGCATTAATCATGCAGCGCGTTCTGCATTACGAGGTTCAGTGTGATCACGGCTTCACAGAGGCCGTAAAAGGTGCGATTTTAGAGCGCCTAGTTCCTGGAATTGGACAAAGCTGGGTAGGATTCAACCAAGACCAGAGTTTGCGCATTGAGCGCGTATTTTGGGAAGACTTTTTGTATGAGCCGGCTCGATGTTGGAGAAAAGTTGGCTGGGTTGGCCGAAAACTGGCCCTAACCAAGAAGGACGTGATTAAACGCTTTGGTGAGGATGCAGTCAGCAAGCTAGAAATGGTAAAACATGACTCCTCCCCTAAAGAAATAGACCAAGACAAATACTGTGTCTACGAAATCTGGGATAAACGCACCAAAACCGTGATTCACACGGCTAAGGGCCTAGACAAGCCGCTAAAGGAAACCGAAGACCCTTACAACTTGCCCGATTTCTACCCCTGCCCAGAGCCATTGATGGCAAATGCTACGACTAAGGCATTTCTACCGATTACTGACTACCACATAGCTCAAGATCAGTATATTCAGCTTGATACACTCTATGCTCGCATGGCATTAATCATAGAGGCGGTGAAGGTAGCTGGAGCATACGACTCTAGTGAGAGCTCTATAGGTAAGATGCTTGAGGGTCAGGAGAATAAGCTGGTTCCAGTTGATAATTGGGCCATGTTTGCCGAGAAAGGCGGCTCTCGTGGTATGATAGACTGGTATCCAGTAGAGACGGTGGTATCCGTACTGCAGAGCTTAGAGGGCAGCTTCCAGTCCATTAAAGCATTGCTCCATGAAGTCACAGGTATGTCGGATATTTTCCGTGGTGACACAAACCAGTACGAGACAGCAGAGGCACAGCAGCTGAAAGCTGGGTTCGCCAGCGTTCGCATGAACGGTGGTCAACGAAGTGTTGCAGACTTTGTGACTGACGTACTTAATATCATGGGGTCTATGATCTGTAACTTGTATGCTCCGGACCACATTATCAAGCTGGCGGGTGGCTTCTCCCCAGCAGACCAGCAGCATTTTCCACAGGCAATGCAGATTCTAAAGAACAACCTGCTTCGCTCTTATAAGATTACTATACAGGCTGACTCACTTACTCAAGCTGATTGGTCAGCTGAGAAGTCACAGCGCATGGAGCTCATGGGCTACGTGAGCCAATACCTAGCCAGTGCAGTACAGACAGCACAGCAGTTCCCAGAGCTAGGCCCCTTACTGGTTTCCATGCTCAAGTTCGGCATGGCTGGCTACAAAGGCAGCTCAGAGGTCGAGGGCATTGTTGACCAAGCATTGCAGCAGATGGTCAACAACCCAGAGCCTAAGAAAGATGAGCCTAGCCCAGAACAACAGAAAATGCAGATGGAACAGCAGAAGGCCCAGATGCAATTCCAGATTGAACAGCAGAAGGCTCAGATGGAAGCCCAGCTCAAGCAGCAGGAATCTAACAATCGTATGCAGCTAGAGCAGATGCAAGCTAAGGCAGATATGGCAGTTGAGCAACAGAAGATGGAACATAGCCGAGAACTACATGCTATGGACATTAGACTCAAGCAACTAGAGATGGCTATAGAGCGTGAGAAGGCAGAGCTTACCGTCGGAACTCAGGCAGCTAAGGCCACTATAGAACTAGACAAAAAGCAGCGGGAGGATTGATGCCAACCTACGAAGCAAAGTGTACTCCATGCAATTTAGCCGTGGAGTTCGTAAGAACAATCAGCAAGCGCAACGATCTACCATGTTGCCCTGAGTGTGGTGGGGATACTAGCAGAGTTATAATGTCTGCTCCCCTTACCGCCATCCCAGCGGACTTTGAACCATTTAAGTCTACAGTAGACGGCACAATCATAAACAGCCACAGCAAGCTGAAAGAACACAATAGGCGAAATGACGTAATTAACCTCAATGACGCTTATAGTGAGGACACCATACAGCGCGGAGACTACTACGAACTAGGAGGTCAAGACTTTAAAGATGACCCTAAAGGTGACGTCGTAGAGGCAATGCGAATGGTGAAGGAAGGATATAAACCAGTGTGCGAGGAGTATACCGAAAATGTCTGAAGAACAAGATGATTCATACGGTGATGTAAAAGCAGCCTTTGAAGAAGCAGCAGCTTCTGATGGGGCAGGAGAAGTAATAGAGGGAACTGCCGAAGTTGTTGAAGAACCAACAGAGGAAGCAGCAAGTGAAGAGCAACCGAAGGAAGAACAAGCAGCGGAAGAAGAGTCGGCAGCGGAAGGCGCAGCAGTCACAGAAGAAGCAGCCGTAGAAGAACCCCCTAGTGAGTGGTCACAGGACAAGGCCCCGCAAAGCTGGTCACATGCAGCACGTGAGCAGTGGGCTGATCTGCCTGAGTCTATACGCAAGGAGGTGGTGCGTCGAGAGGAAGCAGCGGTACAAGGCATCCGTCAGCTACACGAGAAGATAGCACCAGCAGAGGGCTTTCTGCAAAGTATGGAGCCATACTTCCAGGAGGCTAAGTCAGCAGGTGTTGTGCCTCAGGAATACATCGGTGGCGTCATGCGCTCCGAGCGTATACTCCGCACAGCAGAGATGCCAGCCAAGCTCAACGAGGTAGTCCGTATCGCTGAGCAGTATGGTGTCCCACTAAGACAGATAATTAACCAGTCTGTCGGTGAGGAAATGATAAAGGCACCACAGCAGGAGCAACCCGCCCAGCTACCTCCAGAAGTACAGCAGGAGCTGAGTGATATGCGCCAGTGGCGCGAGTCCCAAGCACGTGACAGTGCCAGCAATGAGGTGAATAGCTTTGGCAAAGACAAGCCATACTTTGATCAAGTTCGTGGCGTCATGGCTAACCTTATTGAGTCTGGTGTGGCTACTGATCTTGAAGGTGCCTATGAACAAGCTATCTGGGCAGACCCCACAGTTCGAGGCCAGATGCTACAAGACCAAGAAGCCAAGCGTAAAGAGCAGTTAGATGAAAAGGCTCGCCAGACCGCAGCCTCTACCAGCATCCCAGACAGTGGAACCGTAGACGTACCCCTTGGGGATGATGGAGGGGATGATGTTGCAGACATAGTCCGCAATGCTTTCTATAAGCAAAGCTCTGGACGCATGTAGTTTGCTTTCTGGTCGATGTTGGTGTAGTATTACCTCATCGACCAGTCTAACGCTCAGTGCTAACCTCTGAGTTTATAGGTGCTAACCCCTCAGGGTAGACAGTTGAACTAACCATTTAACTATATTTTTTGAGGAACTACCTATGTCCTTTCCAAACGTAAGCGATATCATCGCAACTACAATTGAAAAGCGTAGCAAGAAAATTGCTGACAACGTCACAAAGAACAACGCACTCTTAAGCAAATTATCGCAGCGCGGTAAGGCTCGCCCATTTTCTGGCGGTCGCTTAATTTATGAAGAGTTATCATTCGCAGAAAACGGCAACGCTGGTTTCTATAGCGGCTATGACCTCTTGCCTGTCGCAGCACAGGACGTACTATCTGCTTCACAGTTTGACATCAAACAGGCGGCGTGTCCAGTAATCATTTCTGGTTTAGAAATGTTGCAGAACTCTGGCCCAGAAGCAATGATTGACCTAATCACTAGCCGAGTTGACGTAGCTGAATCTACCATGCAGAACCTTATCTGTGGTGGCATGTATTCAGACGGTACGGGCTTCGGTGGTAAGCAGATTGTAGGTCTAGAAGCAGCGGTACCATTAGACCCTTCAGCGGGTGTATATGGTGGTATTGACCGAGCTACTTGGACTTTCTGGCAAAATGCTGTTAAAGACGCCACAGGCACCAGCACTATCCAAGAAGATATGAATGAGCTATGGTCTGGCCTAGTTCGCGGTATGGACCGTCCTGACCTAATCATTGCTGACAGCATTGCATGGAAGGCATACGTCGGCAGCTTGCAAGCGCAACAACGCTTCACAAGTCCTGGGACTGGTAATTTAGGCTTCCCTAGCTTACAGTTCATGGACACTGACTTCGTATTAGACGGTGGTATAGGTGGGTTCTGCCCAGCAGGTACGGCATTCATGCTGAACACTAAATATCTCCACTATCGCCCACATAGTTCTCGCAACTTTGTTAGTCTATCGCCTAATAAGCGATACTCTATCAACCAAGATGCTGAGGTTCAAATTATGGCATGGGCTGGCGCACTGACTTGTTCAGGTGCTCAGTTCCAAGGCCGCTTGGACGTCAACTCTTAGTAGGTTGGGTAAAGCCCTCGGACACCCTTCCTGTTCGGGGGCTTTATTTTGCAAGGCTCATTTCTCAGGAGAATATTATGCCAGCTTCACTTCCAGGATCTTCAGCAGCAGACAACCTAGTTAATCCGACTGATGGAATAGCGGTTGCCTTTGATTTATTATCTGGGCCAAAAGGCTCCCCATTCGACAATGATAGTGCAGACAATGCTTCCACAGGCGGCTTGTCTACCGGCATCGGTTGTGGTACTAATCACGTCTTCGGTATCGGGCAGCTAGAGCCTAACTTTGACGCAGACTATATCCCAGGAATCACTAAGCCAGACGGTACTCAGTCTCTGAACTCAACGATGATGTATATCGGCGGTGGCAAGTCTACATCAGACGGTACGTCCCAGCCCTACTCGGCAGGATTCGGCATTGGTTCCGCTGGTGACGGCGGTAGCCGAGATGCAGGTGCAGGGCCAGCGTTCACAGGCTTTGTAATGACCATAGCCACGGCGACCGGAGCGGTGGCGGATGGCGGCGAAGTAGACACAGGGCTAATTAATCGCTCTGGTGAGCTACTAAACTCAGGGCAATCTGTATTCGGTAGCAGCGACGCTGCATCGGCTACTCCAGCCTAGACTAAAAAGAAAGGAAATACCATTATGTTGCGAGAAATAAATGTAGATGACTTTGAGGACCCAAACGACACCCGAGGAGTATATGCTCGGTTTTATGTGGTTCCCAAAGAAGATAAGGCGGCTAGTGCAGAACAGGGTCGCCCTATCTTTAAAGACAAAGAGTACGTGGAAATATTCTGTGCTGGTAATGAGAACAACATAGTTCGCCGCCCAGCAGGAGA